ATTGAAAAATGGGTTAGATATAAATTTCAACCCAATCAAAATATGCTTCCAGCAAAAAAACAAGAAAAAATAGAAGAATTTAAGGTGGCTCAATAATGAGCCATCTAAGAAAGGAGAAAAAAATGAATATAAAAAATAAATTACATTATTGGGATTTATTAGATACAGATAAAGATGTTTCTGAAGCTGTATATTATATGACAACTGGAAATTTAGATAATTCTATTCCTCATATAAATGTTGTTATGAATAATAATCAATTAACAAAAGAGCAAAGTGAATTAGCTATTGCACTTACTAAATTTCATTTATCAAACATGGCTCAATAATGACAAATAAACAACTACAAAAAACTATGAACGAGGTCGGACTTACACAATCCGACCTTGCACGTTTAATCTTTGATACAGATAAGCTACAACAATACCAACGAATTAAAATTAATAGATATATTTCTGGTAAGTCTAAAGTTCCACATTGGTTGCCTGTTATACTAAAAATGTATATACACTTAAACAATGAACAGAAATCCATTTCTAGAACAATTAGCTGATTCTCACGAAGCACAAATCAAAAAAACATTAGAGAACTTAGAAGCAGATATTATTTCTGGTATCTCCAAAGCAACAAATGACGATAATATTTTAACAACTAAAATATCTATTGATCTTCGCAAAGACTTAAAACGATACATGGAGCAGTACAGAATAGATACTGATACGCTGGTCAGAGATTATGACCAAATTGTGAATAGCTTCATGGAAGAGTTTGGACAACTAAATATTCCAGACAAGTTTAAATCATTAACAGAGGTTGATTTATTAACGATTAATCAATTAAAGTTTCAATCATTTTCTGGATTTGAGGAGATTGCTAATAGATATTTAACAGAAATATCAGCTAATGTTTATCAAAATGCTATTGCTGGTAAGCCTTTTAATGAGATGGTTAAGGATATTAGAGGGTTAATTACTGGAGATGTAGATAGAAGAGGGCGATCAATGTCAACTTACGCAAGTCAAATAGCCCATGATTCAGTAATGCAGTTTGATGGTCAATTCACAGTATTCAAAGCAAAAGAAGCTGGACTAGATAAGTTTAAATATACTGGAACATTAGTAAGGGATAGCAGAGATCATTGTAAAATTCATGTAGGCAAAACATATACAGAAGAGAGAATACGAGAAATATGGCAAGGTTCTTGGGCTGGTAAATCTGAAGGTGATGCGTTTATTGTTAGAGGTGGATATAGATGCAGACATACTTGGATTCCTATTGTTGAAGTAGAAGAAGATGATATTCCAGAAATTCCAGAGCAAGAAGTATCATTAAGCAATCGTATTAAAGCAGATAGACTAACACCAATAACTCATTCATCTTTAATTAATTCATTAAATAATGGATTTAAAGAAAGTGCTAAAGATTCAAGATACATAAGATATTCTACCACTAAAGAACCAGTTAGAAAGTTTACAGGCAAAATAGATGATTATGGAGTTGCAAATATTAAAGCAAAAGAAACAAGAAGAAAAACAAGATATGGAAGATTAATATCAACAAATAAATATGAGTATTCTGACAGAGATTTTGCCGCAATTAATGTTTTAACAAAAGAAATAAATGAATTATGTAAAAAGTATAATGTTCAAAATATAAGAGGTTACAAATCCATGAGTAGAAAAAATGTCATTGCAGATATGGGTGATGGTGTCATGGGTTTAAATATTAAGTTTTTAAGATTAGATGGACAAACTATAACAACTAAATCTCAATGGAAATTTGGAGATAGTGTTAATTCAAAACCATTTAGTTCAAGTGCATATTTTGATGACCCACTTGATAAAATAAGAAGTACATTTTATCACGAATTGGGACATCATATTCATCAACAAAAATTTGTTAAAAATGTAGATGATTACATGAGTCCATTAATTGAAAAAAAAATGTTAGGTAAAATTATTAACAATAAAAGTGCAACAAAATATGCAAATAAAAATCAAAAAGAATGGTTTGCTGAAAACTTTTCTTTGTATCATATGGATAGAGAAGATTTAGTTGATCCAAAATGGATAAAATTTTTTAAGGAGGTAGTAATTGACTAAAATATTTGAAGAAGCATGGGAAATTTCACAAAAGAAAAATCTTAATGCAAAAGATTATAAAAGAATTAAAGAAATATCTAGAGATATACCAGAAGCTGAAGAGTTGGATATGGGTTATATTTTAGAGGGTTTATTTTTAGATATTCCAGATATCATCAAAAGAGAAGGAAATGACAAATTTCTTGAAGATGAAGATAGAAAAAGATAAATAATAATTAAATAACTAAGGAGATGACTATGGCTGACGAGCAAAAAACGGATACGATAGAAGAAACTGCACCAGTAGAACAAGCTATTGAACAAAAAGAAGAAGAAAAAACATTTAATTTAAAACAAAATGATTTGGAGAGAATTATTCAAAAAAGAATAGCTCAAGAAAGATCATCTCTTGAAAAAAAATATTCTGGTATTGACCCAGAAGAAGCTAAAAAGTTAAAACAAGAAAAAGAAGAACAAGAAGTTGAACGTAAAAAACAACGTGGGGAATTTGAAGATTTATTAAAAGAACAAGCAGATAAGTTTAATCAAGAGAAATCTCAAATGCAAAAACAATTAGAGCAAATAAAAATAAATGATGCTCTAGTAAACTCCGCAGTTAAGAATAAAGCAATCAATCCAGATCAAGTCACTAACCTCCTCAAAGGAAAAGTTAAATTAAATGATGATGGAAGAGTAGAAGTTCTTGCAGAAAATAATCAACCACGTTATAATTCCAAAGGCGAATTATTGAGTGTAGATGATTATGTTCAAGAGTTCATAACACAGAACCCTCACTTTCAAGCGGCAACTCCTTCTGGGAGTGGAAGTGTGGCTAATGTTGGTAAGGTTAACGCAAAACCGTTTAATATTGCGGATTTAGATATGACAAACCCAGACGATAGGAAGCGTTACGCTGAATATAAGAAGGAAAGAGATGGAAAGCCATCTGTCATTAACTTAACTTAATATTAAAAGGAGTTAGCTATGGCTAATGAATCAACAAGTTCCACGCTATCGGAACTATATACTGAGATAGTAGCGGAAGCACAATTTGTCATTCAAGAGAAATCTATAATGAGAAATTTGGTTAAAAATTATACAATCGCTGGTGGCGGTAAATCTGTAGAAGTGCCGATTTATGCGGCTGTTGCGGCGGCGGCTGTAAATGAAGCAACCGATCTGTCAAATACTGCAATCAATCCTAGTTCTGTAACTATTACAGCTTCTGAGGTTGGTGTAATGACTACTTTAACTGATCTAGCAAGAAATTCAGCACCAAGAAATGTTGCGGCTGATATTGGTAGATTATTTGGTGAAGGTATCGCAAAAAAAATGGATCAAGACTTACTTGCTCTATTTGATGGTTTTTCAACTGCGGTTGGAACTGATAGTGCGGCTTTAACACCAGCAACTATATTTAATGCGGCTTCAACTTTAAGAGCGGCTGGACTACCAGTTGATGAAACTTATTGTGTGTTGCACCCTAAAATTGCTTATGACTTAAAATCTGGATTAACAAATACTTTTGCTGGTCTATCAACTGATCTATCAAATGAAGCATTGAGAAATGGTTTTATTGGTCAGATTGCTGGAATCAAAATATTTGAAACAGGTAATATGTCAAATACTGGAACTGCTGGAGATTACAAAGGCGGAATGTTCCATAAAGACGCTTTAGGTCTAGCGATGATGCAAGACATTAAGATTGAAATTCAAAGAGACGCCTCTTTGCGTGCCGATGAAATTGTTGGTACGGCTGTATATGGGGTAGGTGAATTACATGATTCTTACGGAATTGAAGTAATCGCAGACTCTTCAATCCAATAATTAATTAATACAAGGGGGTTTAATAACCCCCTTTATTCACAGGAGTTTATGATGATAAAATTAGTTAAAGGGTCAAAGATAATAGAACGACCAGAAATAGATTGGGAAAAAAATCAAAAGATGTGGGAGTACAGAGGTTTTAAATTGTATAGTGAAGAAAAAAAGAGTACACCTAAAAAAAAGAAAAGAGTTAAAGATGTGTAATTGTAATGGTCAATGTATAGCTGGTAGATAATGACAACAACTGTTTTTAGTGTAGCATTATCTCATTTGCAAGAATACCAGCCAGATATAGCGGCTTATGGTATTGCTTCATGGGATACTCAACTACAACACGCTGAAGATGATGTTCTAAGACAAATTAGAGAAGAATGGTGGGAAAGATACCGCCACACAGTAAGATATAAAGATATAACTAAAGTTACTTCAATAGAAATGACTAATTCTAAACTCACAGCCGCACAATGGAAAAGAGCAACTTCTTACAAAGCATTTGCAGATTATATATTTCCCCAGCTCACTAAATGGCGTGACCCAGATACAGGTGAAGGCAAAGATAGTTTTCAAGTCCAAATAGATTATTATAGATCAAGATATGCAGAAGAGTTTCAAGCTATATTAAGAGATGGTGTTGAATATGATGAAGATGGAGGAGGAACAGTATCAGCTTCAGAAAAAGAAGCCATACATACATTACGCCTTACTAGGTAATGGTAGCAGATATAAAAGTTAAGGCTAATACAATAGAAGTTACTAATTACATTAAATCCTTACAAAGAAAAATACCAAGCAATATTCAAAAAGGTTTATCCCAAGCGTCAGCTTTTGGTATTCAACAAATAACTGATAAGACACAAAAAGGTCAAACGCCAGATGGTGGTGGTTTTAGATCATATTCAAAATCAGCTAGAAAAGATAGAGCTAAAAGAGGAAGGCAAATATCATTCGTAGATTTAACTGATACTGGTAGAATGTTTAGATCATTAACTTTTAAAGCAACAAGAAATAAAGCTAGTCTATTCTTCCGCAGACAAGAAGAAAATAAAAAGGCTTTCTTCCATGATACAGGACATGGTAAAATGCCACAAAGACCATTCTTTGCTATTGGACGAAGAGATGAAGATAAGATAAGAGAGATATTTAATAAGGCTATTAGATTATGAGTAAACGAGAAAGTATTGCTGGAGATATAATTACAAAACTAGATGCTGTTTCTAGTCCTATTGAACTAAAGCTAATTAAAAGAGAACCTTTTGAACCAGAAGAATTAAGTAATGCTCAATTCCCAGCCGCTTATGTGCAAACAGGTGATGAAACAAGAGAAATGCTTTCATTAGGAGATGTAGGTACAGGAAAACGACAAGGAACAATAGATTTTTTAATCGTAGGCTTTGTTAAAGGTACAACAGCCAACATAGATACCCTACGCAATCAACTCATAGAAGTTATTGAGGAAACATTAGATGCTGACATTACAAGAAATGGTAATGCTTTAAATACTCAAGTAATAGAAGCAAATACTGATGAAGGTGTACTTTTTCCTTATGGTGGTATAAGAATTGTTGTAAGAGTATTGTATGAATTTGTAAGGGGGACTGCGTAATGGCTAAAAGAATTAAAATATATTTTCCAGATGGTAAAGACCAGATAGAGATACCAGACGATAAGCTGGATAAATATCTTGCAAATGGTTTTAAAATTGATAAAAAAGTTTCTAGATCAACTGCAAAAAAAGTTGAAGTTGATGTTGAAACTGAAGAAACAAACGAGGAGTAGATTATGGCAACTCATGTTGGAACAAGTGGAGTAGTAAAAGTTGGCTCAGCAACAGTTGCTGAAGTAACAGGTTTTACTCTTAACGAAACAAACGATACAGTTGAGGATACGTCTTTAACTGATTCAAAAAAATCTTATGTTGCATTGCGTGGTGACGCTACAGCAACTATTGAAGCACATTGGGACGAAACAGATACTAATGGTCAAGAAGCATTAGATGTTGGTTCAAGTGCAACTATTGAATTATATCCAGAAGGTGCAGATAGTGGTGACGCTTATTATACTGGTACTGGAATTGTGACAGGTGCTGATGTGGCTGTAACAATGGACGGAATAATTTCAAGAACACTTAATATTCAATTTAGTGGTGGAGTAACGCACACTACAGTATAAGGATTAAATG